GTCAATGAAAAAAATAATGGTAGCTCACAGGGTTACTAGTCCTATTTTATTTGGAATAAAAGATATGACAGGATTTGGAAATAATGCTGAAGAAATTGTTACTGCTAGTACGCTTATGGATAATACTGTTATAAGACCCTTTCAGCAGCTTTTACTAAACGCTTTTGACGATATACTAGCGTACAACGAGATAGTCCTTAATTTATACTTTAAAACGCTTCAGCCGTTAGAATTTAACGACCTAACAAACGCTACTAACAAAGAACAAATAGAAGAAGAGACAGGACAAAAGTTTTCTTTCTCTAAAATAATTGACGGAAAAGAGGCATACGAAACTATAGAAGAGGCTGAAAAAAAAGCCAATGAGATAGGATGTATGGGATACCACGAACACGAAGAGGACGGTAAGACTTACTATATGCCTTGTCAAGATCATACTGAATTAAAAGCTCCTTGTTGGGACGGTTACGAGCAAATAGGAACAAAAATAAAAGACGGTAAAGAAGTGCCTAATTGTGTTCCTTTACATATTACTGAAGACTTAACAAAGGCTATACTAGAAGAGTTAGAAGACAAAGGAGAAGACGAAGAAATGAAAGGTTATGAATTAATAGATAGTAGACCTGCAAATGAATATGACGAAATATTAAACCAGTCTTTAAATTTAGCTACAGACTTAGCTTCAGTTCCTAGAAGTACTCCTAACAAGAAAAGCTCTCAAGACACTAGTATATTAAAAGTAAGATATAGATACTACGGAAGTAATAATCCGCAAAGAGAATTTTGTCGTAAAATGTGGTCTGCTCAAAAAGTTTACAGAATGGAAGACTTGAATAAAGAAAGTTCTGCAAATTCTGAGTTAGCTCCTAAAGGTCAAAACACTTATAATCTTTGGTTATATAAAGGAGGAGTTAATTGTCAGCATTACTGGGAACGCAGAACGTATTTAAAGAAGAACAATAAAAGAATAACAGTCGCAGAAGCCAGACGTAAAATTGCAGCTTTAGACCCAAGTCTAAAAAAGGAAGCACAAATAGAAACTAATGTTCCTGAAGTTGCTCAAGTTGCACAGCCTAAAAATGACTGGTGGAGTTTAGACCCTAATTATAGAAAATAAGAAAAATGGCTACAGCATTATTTATATCAAGAACAGACTTAGTAAGAAATACCATAATTGATGGGTCGGTAGATACTGACAAGCTGCTGCCCTTTATTAAAATTGCACAGCAGATGCATATTCAGAACTATCTAGGTACTGAGTTATACAATAAGATTTCTACATTAATTACTAATGGAACTTTAACTGAAGTAGATAATCCAGACTATTATCATTTAGTTAATGAATACGTACAGCCAATGTTAATTATGTTTGCTATGGTAGATTTTCTTCCTTTTGGAAACTATGCTACTAAACAAGGTGGGACATTAAGACACAGGTCTGAAAATGCAGAACTGCCAACTAAAGAAGAGATAGATTTCCTAGTACAAAAATATAGAGACTTTGCAGATTTCTATACTAGACGATTTATAGACTATATGAATTATAACGCTTCTACAAAATTTCCTGAGTACTATTCAAACAGTAATGACGATATGTATCCAGATACGGAAGCTAATTGGGTAGGTTGGGTATTATGAAAAAACAATATAACATTAAAAACAAGAACTTAAAAAAGTTAATAGTTTATCTAAAAAATTTAAAGAAATGAGTACATTAACAGGAAATAAAATTAGTTTAACATATAAAAGTTTAATTAAAACTTCAGATAATGATGTATTAACTGGAGCTTTAAAAGAACTGTCGGATGGGTTAGGGAATAATTCAGGTGTATTTCTAAACACAGGCGGAGACCTCAAGTCAACAGGTACGTTAGAGTTTTCTAACTTCAAAGCAACTGCTTATGCTGTGACTATCAATAAACTTGTTAATGAGGCAGACGGCATATCTAATAACGATAATGACACTTCCCTACCTACTTCGGCTGCAGTAAAAGACTATGTAGACACTCACGTAACTAGTCAAGACTTAGACTTTTCAGACGGAACAAATCCAGGAGCAGTCGATCTAGACTCTCAAGTTTTTGCAATAGTTGGAACTAGTAATGAAATTGAAACTTCTGCAAGTGGTCAACAATTACAAATAGGACTTCCTAACGATGTAACGATTAGCGGAACTTATACAGGTACTACATTTTCTGGAGATTTAAACGGAACTATTAACACAGCTACAACTGCAGTAACTCAGACTGCAGGAGACAACTCGACTAAGGTTGCTACTACTGCTTATGTAGACACTTTAGATGCGGCTAGTGATTTAGACTTTAGCGATGGGTCTGTAAACAGTGCTGTTAACTTAAATACTCAAGTATTTTCTATACAAGGAACAAGTAACGAAATAACTACAACAGCTTCAGGACAGTCTTTAACAATAGCGTTAGATTCAACAGGTGTTGACCTACCAGACGGTTCTACAGCTATAACACAAACTGCAGGAGATAATTCTACAAAAGTAGCGACAACAGCTTACGTAGATGTACTAGACGCAGCTTCAGACTTAGATATAGCAGGAGACACAGGAACAGGAGACGTAAACCTAAATACTCAAACATTAACTTTACAAGGGACAACAAATCAAGTTATAACTGCAGTAAGTGGTCAAACTACTACTTTTAGTTTACCTTCTACAGTACATAGAGACTTACAAGGAAACGTCACAGGAAATGCAGATACAGCTACAGCCTGGCAAACTGCAAGAGATTTGTCTATAAGCGGAGAAGCTACAGGTACTTTAAGTAGCGTAGACGGTACGTCAAATATTTCAGGAGCAGTTACTTTAACAAACTCAGCAGTAACAGGAAAAGTATTAACAGGACTGCCAACACCTGCTGCCTCTACAGTACAACCTTCAGATTCAATACTAGAAGGTATTGGAAAATTACAGTCACAAATAAACGGCATAGCAAATGGTTTACAATTTCAGGGAACGTGGGATGCTGCAACTAACACTCCAACTTTAAACAGTGGAGGAGGCGAAGTAGATTCAGGAACAACAACAGGACAAACTGCAGATAAACTAATTGACTCTAGTCAAAATTTCTTAACTACAGTTAGTGTTGGAGACAAGGTTATAAATCAAGTTGACGGACAAAGTGCTTTAGTTACAAATGTAGACAGTAATACTTCTTTAACTCTATATGCAGATATAATGTTAAGCGGAGAGGCTTACACTATTGACGCTAGTCCTTTCTTAATACAAGGTCACTATTACGTTGTAAGTGTTGGAGGAACAACTAGTTTAAACGGAAATGCAAATTGGGCTATAGGAGACTGGGTTATAGCAGGAGCAGATAATATTTGGTCGAAATTAGATCATACTCAAATAGACGGACAAGGAACTCCTGGAAATTTACCTGTTTGGAATACAGCTACTACTTTAACTGACTCTATAGTTTCAGAAAGTGGAACGGCTCTAACAGTTACAGGTTCTTTAGCTACAACGCTAGGAGCTTCGGTTACAGGAGACTTTGCAGTAAATACAGATAAGTTCACGGTTAATTCTACAACAGGAGATACTGTTATAGCAGGAAACTTAAATTTAGCAGACGATGAAAGAATAAGATTAGGAACTTCAAACGCTTTCCAAATTTATTATGACTCATCTGCTCAAGCGGGTCAAGGCGAAGCTATTATTTCAGAAAGTCATATTAGGTTACAGGCATCATTTTTTAATTTAGCAAGTTCTTCAAAAACAGCTATTTCAGCCGATGCAAATAATTATGTTAGATTATATCACAGTGGAAACCAAAAATTAAGTACAATAAGTACAGGTGTTGATATAACAGGAGCTATAAACGCAGATTCAGCAAATATTTCAGGAGATGCAACTTTTGGAGGAAGAATTAATGGTGTAGTTGGGGGAACAGCATATAACACAGCAGGTTTATGGTTGCAGGGCAATTCTTCTACTGATGGAATTTCTATTGGTGGAACAGGTGGAGGAGATAAAAATATTGATACTTATGGTGGTGCTTTAAATTTACAGGAAACTGCACAAAATGGAGTTAATATGTGGGGAAACGTAGGAATAGGAGTAACGCCATCTGGTTACGACACTAATGCAGATAATCTTGTTGTTGGAAGTACAGGTGTAAATGATAAAAATGGAATAACAATAGTAGGTGGAGATACTGATGGCAGGAGTGCAATATATTTTGCAGATACTACTCAAAATAGTGCAGGGTATATAACCTATTTTCATTCTAATAACTCAATGTTAATTGGTACATCTGATTCTACTGCCTTAACAATAAACAGTTCTGGGGACACAACTTTTTCAGGAAGTGTAATTGTAAATGGTAGTCAAGATGCCCTTACTATAAACACTACTGATACTGATGGACCTTATGCAGTTTGGAAAAATACTACTAACGCAACTTTAGGTTTTGTTGGTAATGCTAATTCTTTAGCATCAGCAGGTAATACTAACTTTGCTGTAAGGGCAACAAATGATTTGATTTTTGCTTCAGGTGGTGGCACAGAAAGAATGCGTATAGACAGTTCTGGGAATGTTACAATAACTGGTTATACTGACACAATTTCAACCTATGGCTCTGCTTATAATCAACAAGTTTATAATGCACCTTCTTTTTCACAAGGTGTTTGGCAAGTTGCTGGGGTTGCAAAAGCACTTGTTGGTGCAGGCAGTGCAGGTATGATAATTAATACCGCAGCAAATGCAACTGCACCTATTATATTTTCAACTGGTTCTTCAACTTCAGAAAGAATGCGTATTACATCTGGGGGAGATTTTGGATTTAATGAAGATACAATAACAAATCCTTATAGTCAAACAAACTTTACAGACCTTAATATCGATGGAACTTGGGGTGGTGTAATTAGTTTTAAACTTGGTGGCACAGAAAAAGGATGGATAGGACAAAGGTCATCAGGTAACGCAGATATGGCTTTAGGAGCATCTTCTGGGCAACAATTAT